TTTCGGTCATAGTTTAAATTGTCCTTTTAAGCGTTCATTTAGCGTGCCGATGGCATCACCTTTGGATTTAGCGGTTTCAGCCGCTTCATTTCTACCGTTCATGGCCCCGCCACTTACTTGCTTGCTACCAGGGGCACCGCCACCGTTAGCCGCATCTGCTTTCATTAGATGCGATATTGCAGGATGATTTCCCATCCATTTTTTAAATTCGGCAGCGTCAGTCGTAATAACATTGCCGGAAAAGTCTGTGTATTGAGTTTTAACGTTTTCGCCATCAAACTCAGTTTTAACCAATTGACCGATTAAGTCGATTGATTCGGTAGCGATAAAGTCAGATGAAAATGAAGATAACACCGCTTTCTTACTTTCGCCAACTACCCGATTAGTTAACGCCTCAAGCTTAGATGTTAATCCGCCACGCTCTTTGTCAAACTCGCCACGCAACGACGCCTCAAACTTGTCTAGCTCACCTGACTTCTTGGCGTTTTCTTGCTCTGCCAGAACTCGAGCTGCTTCTGCTTCTTTAGCCGCCAATGAAACTTGCTTCTTTTCCTTTAGCAAAGTATCACGCGACTCTTTCAAACCATTAGTCATTTCATCGACTTCTGCTTGCGTGTACATCTTTGGCTTATCTGCTGTATCATCGACCCCGTCGATATTTGTTTCATCTGACATTATGGACCCCGTCCGTTATGTGTTAAGTTCTAGTTGATTATATGCTGTGTTTAGTTGTCAAGCAAGTATTAGCAAAAAACCAGCAATTAAGCTGGTTTATGTTGGTGGTATATATAGTTAATCTTCAAGCGCTTTGTAATAACCGTAATCTTCTTTGGTTGCAAATTCTGTAATAACACAAGCATGACCAACTTGCTCTGTGATTATAATTGCTGGCCTTTCGTAAATTGGTACGCAACCATGTATCATTTCAATTTCTTCTTCGTGATTATCCATATTGCACCATGCTTGCTTATGTTAATTGGAGCGTAATATCGTAGTTGAAACGATGACCACTAACTTGGAAGGATAGCTCTCTACCATCTGAGCTAATTACGCGAATTTGGTTTGCATCATATACGCTTCAGGATATTCACAGCGTTTAATCAGCTTGGGTGCTATCGGTTCCCCTCCGAGATATTCGCCACCTTAAAATAATCAGAAAATAATCGGACCTGGACCCGTTTCATTAATCATAGTTACCTCACTTGGTTTATATCAAATAATGCAATACTGGCTTTGCCTCGCCTTTCAGCTTCAAAATAGACCAGCGACCATGAATCAGTCTGTATCACATTGTTAAAGGTGTCTACTGACTCTTATCGGGTTAACTGGCTTGTGGGTCAGGCTACGCAGATGCACAAATGTTAAACACCTTAACAATATAATAAACCGCATGTGCGGCAACTCGTAAGCATGGTCTTTCCCATCGTCAAGATTTTAAATAACCCATATACAACAGAGTTATTCGAGAGCGTCAACACTTCGCAGTTGGCATCGTTTGATTATAATGTATCAATATTAATTTAATGTCAACGCTTGCCAAGGTATATTTTAACTTTATTATCTTCATTAGCCATTTCATCAATGGTCAATCCGCGACCTAAATCATCTACTGATATCTTTCTGAACTCCTCAGTAGACAGTCCAGCATTACGGAATATTAGCCCTTTAGTTTTACCGAGTCTCATATCTTGGAATGATGCAGGCTGACTCTTTAGCCATCCATAATATGTGGTATCCGCTGCGACTTCTCTTCCACCATCAGCACCTTTACTGGCTCTGGTAGCGCCTTGGTCGAATATATCGAACTCAGGCGATAGCGCTGGTGCAGTAGTAGTGCGGCAGAATCGATGAAATGGCGGCATAGGCTGATAGTTATCAGTGAGCTTGTAAACCTTACCTGTAGGCCATGCAGAGCACAAATCAGACGTCCTTCCATCAAGTGTCACCACTAATTCATAACCGATAATAATATCGTCATTCTCTGCGTACGTTTCAAATCTAGCAGCGTTTGCCATGTGCATAATTGCATCATGGGCTATGCCTTTAGCTTCACGCTTCGATATGTCAGATAAGCCACCAGCACCAACTACATTACGGATAATTTGACTAGTCGATAAGCCTTGAGTAAACCCAAGCTTAACACCCATAACTAACCGGTTAACTTCATTAACACCCCACGTATCGAGTAATGTAGTTAACTCTACAGCTTTAGTCGAGCCAATACTCACCGGCTGAAATTGTGCAGCAGCCCATACCTGGTTAACTGTAGGCTGAGTTAATTCAGCATCAATCCAGCCGCCAATAGTCGAGGCCTGATAATTAGCCTCGTACTTAGCAAAGTCTTTTAATTGCGCCTCAAGCTCTTTGCGCCACTTACCAGAAGGCTTGTTAAGCTGACTAGCAAGCGTATTGATTAGCGTAGTTAATCGCTTAGAGGTTCGTTTATCGCTATCAAACCCAGCAACTGACTTACGGATGATTTGCCTCATCTCGTCAAGATATGGATTAACAGCTTTACTAGCATTAGCAGCTAGTTTCAGCGTGTTAATGTGGTGAGCTAGTAACTCGTCATTTAATGCCATGTACTATCTGTCCTTGCTGCTTGGAAAGAAAACGTATGAAGCAAATAGCAGGCATACCCACCCATCAACATCATTATCTATAAGGTAAAATGAGCCGATAAAGCATGACATACTCATAACCAAAAGCATTATTACCATAAAGGTATTAAATTTCATTTTGCACCCCAAAACATAAACCATACCACGAAACATGTTACCAGCATCATTGCTATCATAGCGTAGAATACCGGATTAACATCAAGCTCTAGCGCGTGCAGATTAAACCGCTGGTCAAGTAATACCGATGGTATCCATTCACCCGCATAGATAAATTGATTATTACATTCGTCAATTTTAACATACTTTAGCTCACCACTGATGAATGCAAAGTGTGTTGCGCCTATTGGGGCGTCTTTTCTAATTCTGTGAGTCATTTTCAACATCCTTTAACATTTCGTCAGCAAGCTTGTATGAAAAGATTTTTATAGAGCTATTCACCATTTCATGACTGCCGCCAACCATATCAGAAAGGTGGCTAAGCCATACGCTATTTGATATAAACCCCTGCATAGCCATAGCCGCGAAGTGTTCGCGCTTGGTTAATCCAATAAAATCACCACTATCATCACATATGCAGTTTTCTATAGGGCTTGCTGTTCTATTCGAGTTTTTCATTATTTTGCTACCTTATTCTTTTTAGGCTTACCATTCGGGTAAACCTCATCAATATGCACATGCTCAACAGCCTTTGTCTTGCCGCCAAATGGCGCTAGATAAAACATTAACTGTGGCTTGTTGTTGCTACCTATAGGATCGCCGTTATCGTCTAGGAATGCGATACGGCCACCAATGATAGGCATGATGATAGCCGCATTGGCTTCTAGTTCAATATACCACTTAGTCGATGGATCGTTGTTTAGGATGCCAGCTACTGCATAGCCTGCTTGGCTCCACTTAATAGCCTGCTTAACGAATGGTAGCGGGTTAGAATATGGTGGATTAAGAAAGCAAAGTGAACTAACACCGACGTTGCATATGCTTATATTAACATCATCAAGAAAGTCGCAATCTTCATCTAAGTATCTATCGCATACATGACCGCTTTCACTTGCGCACAAGTCCATTTTAATAGTGCCAAAGCGCGATTGAATGTAGCAGATTACTTCTGGTGGCGTTCTCCATAAGTCGTTACTCATCACTCACCAACCTTAGGCGCTTTAAATTTAGCGTCGAATAATCCACCACCTATTTTAGTTATTGGCAAATCTGTATAACCTAAAACCTTGCTAACTGCATCAATAAACAATTCACGCTCTGACTTTTGCTTGGCTCGGTAAACCGAATCTTTACCCCAAGTAGGCGAAGTAACAACGCTACCACCATATATGGTTATATCCCCACCGTTAAATCGATAATTAAACAGTAACCCGCGCTGCTCATCTGATAGCTCGGATAGTGGTAGGGTATTGTTGTAGATATTCCACGAACCGACAAACTCTGTCATTCCATAATTACTCCTGTAGTGTGACCCATCATCATCCATGAATGTAGCAACTAAAACACCTTTCTCGTCAACCACAGCAGCTACGCACTTGCAGTGCTTCATTTTAAGCCTTTCGGCTAGTCCATCTCTAATGCTTGGATCGGATAAGCTGATAAACTCATTCTCGCGACCACTGCCTGCCTTACAATACATCTTTGAAATATCCATCTGTCCGTCCTCTTTATTAACCTGAATCAACAATAACACAATATTAAGTTTGTGCAATATTTATTTACAGTAGGCAATAAAAAACCCTCACATGGAGGGCTTCAAGTTGTAAGCGTTACTTACACGTTGCTGTCTGGTGCTTCTGGTATCTCGCCATTCACATTAGCGTCAAGTTTCGGTGCTGGTGCTGGAGGTTGATTAATTATCTCCTTTTCAATATCTTCATCAGTCCAATTTGTAACGCCTGCTGCTCTCAATGCTGCATAGTATGAACGAGCAGGTAGTAACCCTGCATTGATATCAACCATCCACGCTGCACGGTCTTGAGCTGTCATCTGAGCCATGAAAAACTCCATATTCAACTCGAATACAGTATCTTCCGCTTTAATGCCTAGCATCTCGCCACACCAGATAATATTCTGCTTGTATGCCATCGATACGTTAATCGCAATTGTAGCCATTATCGAAGTGTCAGCACCTCGCTGTAGTCGTGCAGCTTCTGCTGTCATCTGAACTGATGGCGTGATTAGTTGAGCACCGGCCTTAACAGCCTGCTCTTCTTTCATTGCCATCAATTCTTTAGATAGATTACTAGGCGATGCCTGCAATAGTTCAGACCCACCGCCATAGCCTAAGTTGTGACCCATGCGCGAACCTAACCTAACTCCATTTGGGTTGGATTCATTAAACTGGTTAGAGTTCATGTTTTCGCCAGGATACAGCATCAGAGTTGGCTGCGAACAAATAAACGCGCTTTCTTCTACATCGGCACTATTACGGAAGTGGCCCAAGTTAATCTCGGTTAGCGTGAATAATGGTGGCTCATCAATTGAATCATCGTTATTGTCTGCACCAATGAACGAAAACGGAATATAGCCGATCGACTTGCCGCCAATCTCAGGCTTAATCAATTCGGTTTCACCAACCTGTGAGCTGCTATCGTCGAATTTAAATAATCGCTGCTGATATTTACCGTCAACTATTTCTAATACCCGATACTGTTCACCGACAAGATACTCGAACTCATTTAGCGCGTTCTGGTATTCGTATGATTCACGTAATACAACTTGAGTTAACACCTCTGTGCTGCCTATGCGAGTCTTGCGCTGGTTAATAATATTCTCTGCTGTATAGAGTAAGATGCGTGGATTTAATAGTCCTGCATTCTGTTGGGCTCGGTTAGCTGCTGCTGTTTCAGGTGAGTCAGTTAACAATCCTGCGCGGCCAATAGAATCAACTTCTTTGAGCGCATCCTGACTTTGCTGCTCTAGCCCTATTCCCGCGCCATTAGCGTTCTTCATCAAGTATTCAAGCTGCAAATCTAGCGCGATTTCAGCAGGCTTACGAGTAACCGCCCCGACCATGCCTTTCAATGTCCTATCAACGAAATTATAAAACACCGCGCCATCTTGATAGTCAAGTTGTCGTTTTGCTGCATAATTTGCGTCTGACTCGCTAGCTCCAACATTGCGAAGATACTTTTTTACCTCTGCTGAAAGTACATCTCGGATCTTCTTCCACTTCGGAGCCATTCGCGCATAGTCACGATGTGGAGTTCTTACACCTAAGTTGCTTGTTGTCATTTAATTGTGTCCTGTTAGTGTTACCACATTTTAACGTTAATATGTGCGATTGGTTGATTCTTAGTAACTGCCATTGATAAGTATCTGAATGCATCAGCCCCGTGAGATGACCAATCATGCAAAGGGTTGTCTTTCCAACACCCTAGGTTGACATTCCATTCTTTACGATAAGATTCTAAGCATTTTACACCCTCGGCAGTATTTTGCTCGTCAAAATAACATCTAGGCAGCAACTCACGCGCTAGCTCGATACCTTCGTCGACTCTCATTATCTTGAGTACGTTAAAATTGACAGAGTATATTTTACCGTCAATCTCGAATCCTTCACTAGCTATCTGTGTGCGACTCTTTGCTCCGCTACCGAACTCGCGATGATTCATGTCATGTGGGGCATAATGCTCGCCATAGCGCCAATCGTTAGCAGCGGCCTTATCTTTCAGCACCTTGAAGTAATGGCGCATACCTTCGCCGCTATTTTCGTAATAGTCAACAATGTGTATCTTGCCGCCGATATTTTGCCAAAACCAGACTGATGATGAATCACCTACACCAATATCCCAAGCGGTGTTAACTGGTGCGTCATTAGCTGGCATTTCGCCTATGCGCTTCTCCTCGTATATCTTAGCAAACTGTTTAGCGTAGTAAGCGCCGTCAATAGCCTGTGCGAATGATTCATCCGGCGTAGATGGATACTCTCGCTTCATATCATCGCCTTGAGTAGCCTCCTTTGCTGCATACCATCGCTTTTGACCATCAGTGAGGTGAATATCATGCTTTGATTCAAGGTCGGTAAAGTATTCGATCAACCTATTTGAAACCTCACCATCTTCTAGTGAGTATTCGGGATCTTTCCACCACGGGAAGAAGTGGAATTTAAATTCCATTCCTGATGGTTCTCGCCCCTGGTCTTTCATCTTCTTAGCAATGGTGCAATAGTCGTAATAATAACCCTGCTTTCCCTCTGCGGTACTTTCAATTGTTATCGTGCCATTCTTGCCTACTGAGTTAAACGCGCCCGTAACAATCTCCTGCGCTTTCTCTGGATACTTTTTGCATATCTTTCCGAACTCTGATACGTGCAAGCTTTGAAGTGTGCCGCCACGATAGCCAGTTGATACGCCGATACTTGAACCATTGGTAAACACGTAGCCGTTATCTTTATCATTCCTTGGAGTTGGCAGTCCATACCCAATCAACTCAAGCAACCTCTTAACCTTTGGCGTAATAGCCTCGTAAGCAAACCGTATCTTGTTTCGGTAAATGTCCTTTGAGTCCTTGTCGCTGTGAGCGATACAGCCAGCCGAAAAGTTTTTGCGGAATAAGCACGAATCTAGATCGTGCACCATTTTAAAAGTCGTAAACCCAAGCTGGCGCGCCTTGAGTATTATGTCGCTTTGATGCGATGCGACATAATAGCTTTCTTGTGATGAATTAGGCCCAAACAAAACCTTTTGGCCGTCCTTGTCCTTGATGTAATACATCGTGCATATACGGAACCACTTTAAACGCAAGCCAGATTTAAACTCTGACTTGGTTAGCGTCTTATTGACGAACTTAGCAATTAACGGCTTAGCCTTGGCTACTTCATCAACTCTCGTCATCTGCGCCTAATACTTCATCGAAGTCATCTGACAGCACAACCTTATTTTCAACACGGTCACGCCAAATAGCTGGTTGACGATTCTTAAGCCAAAATATAGCAGCAGTTGTATCTGGTGCGTAATGCTTCATTACATCATGCGTAACAATCTCACCCTGGTTGTTAAAAACCTTGGTTTCGATATGGTTGTAACCCATTGCGCGATTAAACAGTTTATTAGCTACTTCTGCATCTGCAATTTGCTTGCCTTCTTTTAAGGCGTATAAAAACTCTGGATGCGCAACCTTCCATTTTGCAATACAAGATATGCTTACACTAAAGAAATTAGCCATAGCCTCATCAGTAGCGCCTAACAAACAAAGCTTCTTAGCTTGCTCAGCATATTCGGCTTTATACTTTGGTGGCCGACCTCCTGCACCTTTCTTTTTAGCTAACATCACGCCTCCGACGTTTATCACCGCACCCCGCGCAGCTTTGGTTAATTGTATCAGTGAAGTGACATAAAGACAAAAGCCTCAATTAAGAGGCTTTGTTGTTACGCTAATAACTTGTTAATCAGCATACGCAGCAGATGGACAGCTTTCGCTGATTGGCTCCAAGCAATCCTCGCAGCGGAATATTGAATACTCATTGTTAGGAGAAAAATTGCTATGAGTAAGCTCGTTAGCATAGATAACCTGCTTGCCATCGCGCCTTGCTGTGTATTTAGCATCTTCACCGGTTCTCACAATCACTTCACGTCCGCAAGAGCACTTATCATTAATTAACGCCATAAACCCACCCTTAAATAAACTTATCTAGCTGTGGCGGCTTGTAGTACTTACCTTTGCTTATCTTACCACACTTAAATACCGGCTTATTATCTTCAAACTTGCTGTAGTTTGAATCGTTAACTTCACTTAATGCGCTTTCAATGTCCATGCCTAGCATGTGAGCTACACCTATAGCCGTTACTATCTTGTCGCATAATGCATCAAGAACCTGCGTTTTTTGATACTCATTTAGCGTAGCCACCCACCCGCAATATGCTGGTGTGCATGATTTGTACTTATTGGCTATCTCATCAATCCTCTCTGATATATCGTAATCACCAAATGCCTGAAATAGCTCTGCACATTCTTCAGCGTCAACTCCAATTTGAATGCATGCCTGCTCAATGGTCGGCTCAGGTATAGCAGTCTCAAACCATTTCTTAATATCTTTAATCATCTTTATTCGCCTTATTCTAATTAATCTTTCTGATTCATTTTACTCATGCGCTCATAGTTTAAATATTCGCGCATGTGTTCGGCTTGTTTATCAGTGTCGCCAGCATCTAACGCATCATTGTATCGCTGTAGGTATTCCGCCATCTTTTGTTGGTAATAGGTCACTTGGTATCCTCTAATGCTTTGTGGACGATGTTAGAAATGTCATCATAGTTAAGCTTCTTTCCACCACCTACAAACAAAATAACAGACTCATCAATCGCGCCTTCAGCGGCTTCATTTAAGATATGCAAAGCATCTCGCAGCATCTTGTTTTGCTCGGTTATTTTTCTAAATTCATCTGCCCGACTTGTTTCGCTTGTTGACTCAATCATCTTCACATTCCTTAAATATCATTATTGAAAAGTCACTAACGCTCAATTGCTCATTAACGTAATTTGATAGCGCCAGTCGTAGTATTTTCTTATCTGTATTTGCTGACTTGATTTTACTCAAATCAGCGAGGTTAACTGCTGTCATTATCTCAACTGCTGCGACTTGCTTTAGGTCGCAGTAAGTTGGTGGCATGTCTAGCATTTCTTTTCATATCCAATATCTTCAATCTCTTGACATATCTCCCGCAATAATCCCTCAGATAATTGCTCTTTGCAGTAGCCAGATAACGAGTTCATCATCTCATCAACCGCCTTTTGCTTTGGTGTTCGAGTGTCGATAGGTTTTACCCATACTTCATTGTTCCAGCAGCAAGCAATGTCAGGCTCATGGCTATCTCTATCCTTATATGCAAACGTTACTACTCCGCCATCATAATCGCTAACTGATAAACAAGTCACAACCTTTTTAGCGTGCAAAAAATCACTTCCAACAGGTGGCAAATACCCAGCATCAGCCATTGCTTGCGTGAATACTGGTTTATCATCACTAGGCTTTACTGCTGCGCCGTTTACAGGTTTTAGTGCGTCAACATATTTAATTGTAATCTCGCTATTGTCATAGCAATCATCACAAGCATAAATATCGACCGATTGGTCTAGCAGTGGTCGCCATTGGTGCGGAGTAGCATTGACCTCATACTTAAACTTTGGATTATCTGGCAGCGTGTTTAGTGGTCGCCATGCGAAAGCGTGCACTATTGCAGACTGAGATTCCTTACTTCCTCTAGATATCCACTCCAAAGTAGTATTATCAGCAAACATAACTCCGGCCTTTCCATTGTGGCTGTATTCATCACACAGAACAAACTCACCACCCAAATCATTAAACTCTTTAACTGTTAACATTTTATTCTCCACTTACATGTTCATTAAATTCATAAGGCTTGCGTTGTTTATCTGCTATGTACTGCTCAAACTGCTCACGAGTGCATACACGCTGCCAGGTTTCGTTTAGTTCGCCATCACCCCACCATGACCAATGACCGAAATCACCAACTTGCCTAAATACTATCAAGTTGTGATTGTGTGCAGCAGTAGGCCATTTTACAAAGTGATTAACCGCGTCGGCAGTTGTTTTCATAAAAGAATCATGCCGCCATTAGCTGGAACTATATTTGATTTATAAACAGTATATTCAGTAAGAATATAACTCTTACCTATAAGTTCGAATCCTTTTCCACCCTCATAATCTTCATCGCTCATTTCAATAGCGCACCCAACAAATGGATCTAACTCAAAAACATCGCCATTTAGCAGTTGAGCAATGCAAGTGTTAGCGGCTTGGTCGTAACCTATAATTTTAACCCTTACTGAAATCATTTATTTAACTCCTAATTAGTTGACAACACGAATCGTAATATATACAAATCATGCTGCACTTCTTGCTAACGTGAATCCATAATACAGCAATATAAATATTGTGCAATAAATATATTGCTGTTTATTTATTATTTAGATTGATTGGTTTACTGCTACGCCACCGAATGAACTAGTTAGCGATTCCATTAACTCAATAACTTCATTGGTAACCAGTATAAAGTCAGCATCAAGTCGAGCTAGTTCGTCATCGGTTCCGATTTCATCATTAACTTCCATAAATTCTTCACTGAATTTAATACGCTTGATTGAGTTATCTGACTGCATGACAAATTCAATTGAGTCAGCGAACTTTAACGCCAGTTTATGAACTACTTTACCTTGCAGCACATGGTCGATTACTTCTTGCTCTGTCAGGTCCTGATTTTTGAACTTAGCAACATCATCATCGCTGCCGACTAACTCAGCCTCATTAAGCATTTCAAAACAATTACCGACTTCTGATGAGCTGACCCACTTTGTTAATACTTCTGAAACTGGATTATTAAACTCTAAGCATACGATAGGCAATGACCCCAAAGCTTTTCTGAGTAACGCTAACAACTCTTCGGCTTTAGATGCGCTAGAGCTATCAACCAATATCATATTAAGCTCAGGCAGGATTAAGGCGCGTGTCTGTGACTGCTTAGTGAATGCGCGAGGTAATAACGTTGTGATGATTTCATCTTTTAATGAATCCTTTTCCTTTTTCGTTAC